AAAGGGGACCCGACTGTGTAAGGCCCGTCATTGTCGGACGTCGTTTCAACCCAAAACACTCTGGTATAGGTTCGCACGCCACGACTATTGCGAGCTGATCTGCCTTCGGCCAATTCCTTTTTCAGCGTTGCCGTCATTACATTCCCCCCGGCATCGACATCAGTGCCACGTATTTTTCACCGACAGCTTTTTTCGTCCACGCTTTTACCAACTGCTTTGTTTGCTCCTGTGTGGCTTTCACGATTGGATCAGTGCTGCGTGTCAGCATGTTTTGCACCAACGTGCTGTAGGCTTCCTGCGAGCCTTGCTGCATGGCTCCGGCAAGTTGTGGATGTGATTGCTGCTTTTCTTTGTCCCAATCTGGCGAGTTAAACCAATTGGAAAACGTGCCGGCAATTGCACCTGCCTGAATTTTTGCACGGTCAAGCATTCCGCTGGCACCGCTCATGACTGAGGCCGTAATGGGATCTTTTCCAATAGCTGTAAACATCTTCCCCAATGCTGTTGCTATGTCGGCAGATTTCGGTTTCATGTTTCGCAAAACGCCGGCAGCAAAACCGGGCTCTCTTGGTCCTTGCCATTGAAACGGTGCCTCTATAGGTGCTTGTGCTGGCTTTAGCTTTGCCAGCAATCCATTTAGCCTTTGTTGCGCTGCCCCGAGATTTGCAGCCCCTTCTCGCTCGCCCATTGCAGCGGCTACATCTTTTGCAGCCCCTCCAACGGGATTGATGATTCTCATCCAATCGATTTTAATAGCCCTGTGGACCATCGACTTGAGCATGTCGTCCCATTTGTCTTTGATCATCTCAAATGCGACGTCCATTGATGCTTCGAACACATCACCGATGAACTTTGCCTTGTTCGGCATTTCATTGAACGTCTGCAGCAGTTTGTTTCCCTCAGACACAAGTGACGTCAGCTTTGGCAACACTAAAGCCCCGAGATCGCGACCAAACGTTTGCACGTTCTCTACTAGCGAATTCCACTGCCCGGTGAATGTCTCGTTGATGCGAGACATCATGCCGAAGAAACGGCCACCCGGACCTGTTAGCGACTCCAACGCCTTTCTCATATCGTTGAAAGAAATCTCGCCAGCCTCAGACATTGCAAGAATTTCAGCATTGGTCTTATTCATCGACGCCGCGAGGGCACCGACCAATCCGACGCCGTTTTCTGCAAACTGGCGAATTTCCTGCCCCTGCAATTTGCCTTTATTCATCACATCCGTGTATGCCTTCGACAGGAATCCAAGTTTGACCGCGTCTCCCATTGCTAAATCGCCAAGCAACTGCATCGTGTCCATCACGTCTTGATCTGCGACGCCAGCTGCCAGCAGGCTTTTAGTCGCATCGGCTGCAGATGCCAGATCGAACGATGTGCGAGCGGCAAACTTTTCAATGTCCTTGAAAAGCTTTGCTCCTTTGGCGGCATCGCCAGTTAATACCTCAAAGGTAATTTGTGCTGTCTGGGCGTCCGCAGCGAGATTGACGGTCGCTTTTGCCATCTCGACGATACTGCCAAGTCCGGCCTGAACGGTCGACGCAATCCCGATTCCGCCAGCAATGTCGAGCATGGATGTGCGACGTTGCGGCTTTTCTTGCATGGACTGAATCATCTTCAGCTCACGAAGTCGGTTCATAGCTTGGGCGTGCTCAGCCTTAGCTAGATTTTGCGTCGCGTTTAAAGCTCCCTTCGAAACATGCACCAGTCGATCCATTTGATTGTTGACGGCCTTGATCGACGCAGCAAGCTTTGAAAACACCGCCGCTGTCGTTCGCATGTCGCTTAGCGAATCTTTGAACGTCTTCGTCATCGATTGTGCTTTTTTGAGCGCGTTCGTGAACGGATTCACGTTAGCTCCCATTCGCACAATAAGATCACCCAGAAACGCCATCAGTTCGCCTCCCGCCAATCATTTCCAGCATTGCAATCGCAACGTCCTCTTTAACTGGCTTGTCGCTCGAATCTTTTTTCCACCATGCGAACATGGATTCCTTTGCTTCCTTTTGCCCTAAGTAAGAAGCAATCATCACGGCCAATCTGGCAAGAATGTCATTTGTTCCACGCTCACCAAGTGGCTCGATGATGTCAAAGGCGCACCATTCATCGAACTGAGCGTGAGTCATTGTTGACAGCATCAAATCCACGTCTGTTGTCTTTGCGACGTGTGCAGCCAACCGAAGTGCCGTCAGCCTTCGGGGGCTTCTGCGGAGTTTTTTACGATGTCCTCAAGGTCTTTGCCGGTGAATCCGGAAAGCTCCATAGCTACATTCACGAGTCGTTCGACAACATCGCCACGAAGCTGTCCGAGACGAGTAATCTGGTCACTTGTAAACAGTTTGACGCCGTCATCGTTTCGGCAGCATTCCAGCAAAATGCGTTCACGAATCTCTGACTTGTGCGCGGCACGCTTGTCTTTCGGCAATCGGCTTTGCTTGTCTTCCCATTCCGTACGCTCTCGCGGAGTCATGCCCCAAATTGGAATTACCTTGCCTTCTCCCAGCTCCGGAACGGGCACGTCGACTTTTTGCCGATCCATTACTGGTGAATTCAAAAATTCGTCAGCACTCACAATTGACCGCGTCACTCGTCGTCCTCCTCTTCGTCGTCTTCGTCGTCATCTTCCATTAAGCCTTTGCCACTCAAAAGCCTGTCCATCGCTTCCTTTGCCGCTGCGATTTCAGACGTAGTCCGATTGCACGCCAAGCGGCACTCCTCGTCCTCTGGCGTTGCGAGCCCGTTTTGTACCAACGCCACGCAGTCGGCGAGCGGAAAATCATCGCGGCAAATAACCGTACCCGCCGCGATGATCTTTTTGCCATTTGCCGCTGTTGTGACGTAGCTCGGAAAGCAGTTCGCGTCGGCGTCTATGTTCCGATTTGTTCGGCACTTCATGTCAGCACCTCATCAGGTAGGCAATACAGGGCAACCGCTGTGCTTTAGCGTCACGGAGGCCGCCAAACCGTCGCTCATTTCGCCGGTGATTGAAAACCCGACACCGGCCGCCACCATTGTCATCTCTGTCGATGCGGTGTTTGCAAAAATGATTTTCCAGTTTGTTTTGTTCGCACTGCCATCCGTGTTCAGGCACGCCGATGTGACAAGGTCATGAATAGACTGATGCCCAGCAAGTGCAGGATCGTGCAGGAGGTCGAACGTAGTTGAACCGCCTTCGACGTATCCGGTCGGGTCGTATTCGATGCCTGCTGTTCCGTCGATGGTTCGGGACTCGTATGTTTCGGTCTCCATACCATCAACACCGAAAGAGCGAATCTGAGCCACAGGCGTGAATGTTGTGCCTGAACCCAGCGACAAAACGGTTCCTTTTACTTTCAACTTTGCCATGTTTCAGGCTCCTTCAAGTGTTGTAATGAATCGTGAGATCCAAAGTGACAACGAACACACCAACATCAGAACCGTCTTGCGGCGGTTCATAATCATCTGACTCATCGTTCATCACGACTGCTCCAATCGTGTAGCTTCCAGCCGCTCCGCTGTAGTCGTCGATGTATGTCCTTATTGCATTACTCAGCGATTCGGCTTCGACCGAGGACTTTGCTTTGCAATCAATGTCGAAATCCAAAAACCTGAGTTGTCCGCTTCCGCCGTCCAGCGTCGTGTTTTCCTCGCTGCTCATTTGCGTGATGATGACATGCGGAAACGTCGCTTTCTGCGGGGCTCGGTTCACGTAGACGCGACTGCCACAGATTGCTGTAATCGTGGCTTCTGCTGTCAGTAGTGATACGAGTCCAGCTTTCATGATTTTCCGAGCTCTCGCCTTATCCCAGCAACAAATTCTCGTTTCATAACCGCCTCAACCTCCGCAGATGCTTTGGCCTTAGCACTTTGAACAATTCCGGACCTTTTCATTCGGCCTGTGTATTTGATTTTTTTGCCTGTCGTCACTCGTTCGTATTTGAATCCACCAAGTGAGTTGTCTCTGCGTCGTCTATTTTTTCGTTTCGTTCCCGTGTACCGCTTATCCGTGCCTTCAAGCAGCCACATTACGTTCGACACCCCAATACCAACGCCCTTTTTCTTCTTGCGATCTTTACCCGCCGCAGCGGCGTTCATTTTCGCTCGCCTTTCCTTTTTCATACCTGCCCCAGCTCCCGCCTTGGCAAATATCATGTCTTTGTATTTTCCGGATCGCGGCCGTTTGAAACTGTGCCCGATTGCCTTTCTTGCACTCTTTTGTTTTGACGGAATCTCTTTTTTTATTGCGTTTGCCATTAACTTTGCGGCGGATGAAATTGCCTTTTTCCCGATCTTGTTTTTTGCCGCTTTGCTCAATTCATCCATGCGTCGCAGTAGAGCCTTTATGTCTACTTGATAACTCACTGCACTTTTCTCCGTGTCAGGATCTGTATTTCCTCGTGGTCCATGTTCACGTCAATAACTGCCAGAATCTCGTAAGTGTTGCCTTCAAAAATCACCCGCATGTCGGGCGTCACGCCTTGCAATGTTCTGCTCCACGGTGCCGTCCATGCCTGATCCGTGTCCGCGTTTACCTGCTGCACTTTCCAAAACTCGCGGCCGCCTTTTGAAACGCAGGAACACCACTCCGTGCAATACGTGCCCCAATTTGCATCGGTTGTTTGATCAACCTGTCCATGAGCGTCAGCCGTTTGACCGGTTAGCTTTTGAACCGTAATTTTTTTGTCTCGTGGTTTGCTGCAATTCATCACACGCAAACCCTCTGATACTCGGTCCACTTCAATTCCGAAATCAACCGCTTGAATTTGTCCGATATGCCATCGCACCCGCACCGTACCGACCGGATGTATTCCACAATCGCCAACTTTGCAGCCGCTGGAACTGCTGTTGCTGCTCCGTATCCGGCCGTAAACGTGATGATCACCTTATTTGGCCGATACAGTTCAGTCACTGGCCAGTGTTGCGACTGCTTCAACGCGATCTTCGGTGGTGTCGTCGTCAGGTCTTCGTAATAGTTGGTTGATGTCACGGTCTGCAGAGTGTCGTCTTGGTCGTAATACTTGACGTGTGTAATTGCCGAGATTGGGGCCAACCTGATTTCGATGTCGCCAAACTGCCCCGGAAAGTCCTCCAAATAAAGTTCGACCGTCTGCGTTATCAATCGCCGATTTGTTTCCGTCTCTACTGCCAGCCGTGCCGCCTTCAATTGGTCCTGCAATTCGCTGTCGAAATCACAAACGCCTATTCGGAGTCGTGTTTTAAGCTCGTCGAGCGTGAGCGGTTCGGTTGTTGGCCCCGAGGTTGTTTTAAATGTCGTTTTGCCTGGGTACATTTCGCATCCTCGTTTTCATGATCATCAGCCCAGCGAGCAATGCCACGCCGAACAAGTTCCATTGCAGCTCCGCGACCGATTACCGTGTTCACGAATCCAACTGGAAACCCGTTCCACGGTTTGAGTAAGACAATCACAGCCCGTTTTCCTTTCGCCACTCGTGAACGTAAATGTGCTTGCCCTGCATCTGCTCATCAAACACAGCAACCGTTTCCTCAAGATGCCCGATTGAAACTGACGGAGCCACGTAAATGTTTTTGCCAGCCAGCCGCCACTGATGCCAAAACCAGATATCATCATCCAGTCTGTCATCGTTCCAGTCGCCTGTTTCGGACGGCTGTGATTTAAACCATGGCTTTTCAACCTCTTGCAATGCTGACACACGAATCAGCGTCAGCCCAAAATGCGCTGTTGTGACTCGAAACGGTTTGCCATCAATCTGAACGTGTTCGTCCTCAATGCCAGTTCCAGTCGTCAATAGTGGATATTTTGACCCACGCCGGCACTGCAAAGCCGCCATTGCGTCGATGTGCGGATTCGAATTGAAAATCGCAAACATCTGCGAGACGTGTTTATCAGTAAACAGCGAATCCGAATCGAGTGACAGAATCCAGTCGATGTCCTTATCAACTGCATCCTGAAACATTCGCTGCATACACTGGCCCCAGAAAACGCCCTGCGTCGTCGTGAGGTTGATTTTGTGTGGCCTCAATGCCTGTTCGATAACCGTTCTGGCCGCGACAGCTTCGTATCGCGGAAGCGTCAGGTATGCTCCAACCTTAACCGTGTTCACTTTCTGTTCTGCGACATCACCCTTTACGCCCTCGAGGTTTAGAGAACATGGGTGTGCTGCCGTGTCCGTGTTTGGTGACTCCCATCGTCGCACATTTGTAAGCCCAAAATGTTCCATGTGGGCTTTTAGTCGTGTTTCATTCCACGCTGAGCGGTGGATGTCGTTTTCATCCGTCTGACCGCCCATTACGATAAAAGGCCACTCGTCTGGATCTGCTTTTGCGGCTGCTTCCAAATCAGGAACAGCCAATCTAATTCGTCCGCCCGGCTTCAAAACTCTGGCCCACTCCTGCAGAGCTTTTTGAGCGTCCGCAAAAGTGAAATGCTCGAGGATGTGACTTGCTCGAATCTCATCGACCGAGTTATCTGGATAGATCAGAGGAAACGCCTCGCTGCCCAGCTTGCGATCGATGGGAGTGAATCCCGGAATGACTGTAGTGCCTGCTCCAATGTTTAGTTTAAGCATGAGTCTTTGACGAATAGAGCGTTACAGAACGTTGAGGCCACAAGCGTGTACCCCTTTTGAATTCCAAGCGACTGAATCGCTAATAGTCCGGCCTGTGCAGGATATGGTTCGCCTCGTTTTGGAATTGGCGACGATGTTCCTTGCGTGCTGATCTCGACAAGCATTATTCTTGGCTGCACGTCTTGCAGATCGTGCCACATCCAGTAATCCTGCCCGTCGATGTCGATGATCCCAAGGTCCGGCTCCGTGTTGATATTTGTTTCGCAAAGCACAGAATCGAGATCACTGCAAAGCCGATGGATACAAGTTGACTCGGTTCCATATTCTGCCTGCAGTTCGTCGAACAGTTTTTCATTGCCCTCAATCAGAACAGCAAACCACCCCTGTTCTCTCAGGAGTAGAGTGTTGGAGAAAAACCGCCCGTCAGCTGCTCCGATTTCGAAGCAGTGACGGTTGGTTTCTCCGATTCGTTGCAAACAGGCTGCAATCAATCCGTCCTCGCCAAATTGCGTGTAGACGTTGTGAGCTTTTCCCTGAAGCCAAGGCACATGAGCCACATAATTGATTGAACCGTATTGCGACATTAAGCGAACACCACCGTATCGGCGACACTCGTCGTTCCGTTCGGTGCGTTTTCCAGATCACTCAGCGTTGCCACAGCAGCATACGTGACGTTGTCGTTTGTTGCCGTTGCCGTTGACACAGCCAATCGCAGGTAACGCTTTTTGCCGCGAAGGTCGATGCCGTAGTGAACTTCGCGAGCGGCCGTAAGATCTAGTCCGGTTTGCGTGTCGATGGTCGCAAAGTTTGTGACAACGGTGTCATCCGATTGTGACAAAACAAGCGTCGGACCAACCGCGTTTGTGTTCAACTCCGACGCAAACGCAACGCGAATAGTTGCGTAATTTGCGCCCTTTGTGTCGAGGTTTGCTGTAGTCGTCGCGCTGTTCGTTTGCGATCGAGGAGCGATGAGCAGCGAATCGTTTACCAATCTTTCTCGCAACATATTATGATCTCCTTAGAGATTGATTTCAGAAAAAGCCCGCCATTCACATGAGCGGCGGGCAAATCAAGCCATTGTCGGCCGATTAGCTAGCAGCCATTTCCAGACCGACGATCGGGCCTGCGGTGGAATTGCTGCCGTAGTCGTGCACAACAACGTCAAACCGTTCCGTGCCTCGCACGCCGATCTGATCGCGTTCCCACATTGACTCTCCGCCCACGGTCGCCTCGCTGCTGAACGCGATTGTTTCGGAACCTGTGCGGCTGCCAAACATTGCACCGAGAGCGAAATTGCCGAACAGCACTGGGATTTGGCTATTGGCCGCAACAGATGGAAACTTCTGGCTGATGCGAACTGGGTAGCCAAGAAACATCATCGTCGAAACGCCGTTGATGATCTCCGTTGCCGTTGTTCCGCCAGCCGCCAACGCAAGACGCTGCATGACAGTGTGGGCAAATGTCTTGTGACATACCCACGCAGTGCCTGGACCGTCTGCGTACTGTGGAAGTGCACCGACAACGTCCTGAAAGTTTGCAAGCGTCAATTCTGAGTAGGCGTTGCCGGCTCCAAGAATCAATCCTGGAGCAGTACCGGCCGTTAGTTCGTCCATGCGAGTTCGAACGCCAACCATACCGCCGTAAGTCGATGTGCCGTCACCGTTGAACGCACAATCATCTTCCTTCGACGCAAACGCATAGGCAATTTCGCGAACAAGCTTGTCGCCAAAACTGATCGCGGCATCGGCGTTCAGTTCGTTTGACAGGCGGGAAATTGCTGTCAGTTTCTTGGCAACCAGCGTCACGTCATCGAATGACATGGTCGACTCAGTCGCCGCTGCATTTTCTGCAGTAAAGTAGGCAGTCAGGCCGGACAACTGGCGAGGCTCGGTCTTTGTGTCGCTGGACATCGGCACGTTGTTGAACAACTGGCGAGCAAGGCCAAATTCTTCGCGAAGCAGAATCAGGTCTGTGCCAAATTCTGTCGGAACAAAAATGTGGGCTCCGGTTGTGTCAGATCCGCCTTCACCGTGAGCAGCGTTGAAAATCAGCCCCTCATCAAAGCAGAAATTGACAGCCTGTTGTGAGTAAAACCGATGCGGCATACTCTGTGAAATCGTTGCCAGTGCCCACATACCGAAGCGGTATGCTCGAACCTGTGGCGATTCCATGTCTTCAAGCTGCTTGAAGTTCTGCACTCGCTGAAAACGCACGTTTTTCGGCAGTTTGGCCGGTCCGTTGCCAGCGTGCGGAACATGCGGAGCCAGTGTGCCACGATTCAGCAGAGAACGAATACGGGGATCGTCGGGCTTGTTTTTGGCGTTTGCCAACTTGCTGCGGAGCTCGTCCTGCTCTGCGGATTTTTTTGCCAGAGCTTCAATTTCGTTGCCGACCGTGTCGGCCTCGTCCATCGCAGCCTTGACCTTGCCAGCATCTTCATCGCTCATCATCTGATCGCCAGCAGCGTCGATGATTTTCTGAGCGTCATCCAGCAGGGCTTGTCGCTTTGCCTGCAATTCTTTCAGCTTGTTCATTGTTGGTCCCCTATGATGCCAGGACCAACGCAAAAGGCGTCAGCCGCTGGCGTTGTTCGATGATTCGAAAAACGCTAACGACTGACGCCTGTGATCTTTCACTTGCTCAATCTTGCCGTCAACTCATTCCTCTTGGAACCTGTTGACTGGTGGCGAAACTGTAAGCAGCTTACCTGCGATTTGTCAACGCCGATTTTGCAATTCGATAATTTAGCATCGACTGCAACTTGCTTGTGTCGTTTTTTGCTGCCGATTTTTTTGTTCCACCAGCAGTCACAATTTCGTCAACGAAACCCATGTCCAGAGCTTGCTGAGCGTTGTACTTCGTGCCGTCGCCATTGGCCCCAAGCAGAGCTTTCTGCATTTCCTTTACGGTCTTGCCCGTCTTGGCCGCGTAGGTTTCAGCAGCAGCCGCGTTGAAGTTCTCAAGCCAGTCCAGCGTTTCCTTGATCTCTGCAATGTGACCGTAGGCAAAGCCGATGCCCTCGTGAATTTGGTACGTCGCATTTGCGTACATTTTCACCGTATCAGCCCCAATCGCTGCCAGGCTTGCCGCTGACGCTGCAACACTCTCGATGATAGACGTTGTGGGGCCTGCATGGTCCGCGATTGCGTTGTGAATCGCCAGTCCATCATAGGCCAGCCCGCCAAATGAGTTGATTCGCATGGTCGCCGGTCGCTTCCGATCACGCGCGAGGATGCGAGCAATCGAGCCTGCGTCAGACTCCGTGTATTCATCGCCGACGACGCCGTAGAGAAAGATTTCTAACTCCTCGCCGGAATCGTTGTAAAAAACGTGGAAATCCTCGTCTTTCACTGCGTTTTCGATGCGTTTTGGCAGCGAAAGTGTGATTTTTTGCCTCATTTTTGCACCTATCTGTCATTCAAAACGACGGGCAATCCAAACAATGTCAAACGCATCGCCCGGCGTGCTGCCAAGTCCACGTCAAACGGCTTCCAACCCTCAGAGCAAATGAATGCCACAAATTTCCATCGGTTCATTTTTGTACCGCTTTCATCAGGTTTTCGACCAAAGATTCCGCCCGTGAATCCCACGATGCGACCACGTCAGCAACATTGCTTTTCAGTGAACTCGTTGATGAGACGCTGTGAACATCTAGCAACAGCCGCTTTGACTCTTCAGCGTGTGAAATAATTGCCAGCCGTGCCTGTGAATCGGCCAACGCCGGAACAGTCTTGTCTGTCCATGTCGCATAAAACTCTGCGATTGCGTCAGGATAGCTTGCGGCCTGAATACCGGCCCGCTGAACAACTCGATCCTTTTCAAGCTTTATCGCATCTGTCACGCTTGTGGTAACCATCGCACGTAAAACGTTTTCCATTGGATCGGGTGAGTCCTCAGTGTCGGTTTCCTCTGGCGTTTCCTTCATTGGCTTTGGTTCCTGCTCCACTGGCTCTGATTCCTCTCCCGCCACAATCCAGTTTGCCGGATGATAGAACACGTCGCCATCTTCACCGATCGACGGCATGTTGAGCCGTGCTCGGCCTTCATTTCGGGTCATCACTCCTGATTCTATCTGGCGATAAATGCCGTTGACCTTGGCCTCAAAAGTCATCTGGACCAAGGCTTCGCGGTTAAACTCCATGACGTGGCTGTCGCGTTCCTTTTCTTTATCGCTCAGCAACTTGTCCTCTGCTTCCGCCTCCCACGTCTGCAGCCACGGTTGAAGCGTGTAATCGAGATAACTTTGGCCCTCCGATTCTAGGCTGTTGTGGCTCGTTCTTGTGCTGTCTCCAAGCATGTGAGGAGGAACGCCGGTAATGTTGCTGACCGTTGCTCGAATCTCGTGCTCGCGAGTCTGTAGAAACTGTGCCTGCTCCGGAGCAATGGTCAACTGCTGAAACTTCGTGCCGTCCTGAAGTAAGGCAACCTTATGAGCATTCGTCAGCCCGGTCTGCATCGAGTTCCAGGCTTGCATCGTGTTTCGGATTTTTTCTTCGTTGAACGATCCCGGAATCATCAGCAGGCCGCTCATATTGCTGCCCTGAGCAAAAAACCTGCCTCCGAACTGCTGTGCCGCCATGCCGACGCCCAATGCGTCCTTCATTAGCTCCAGCAACGGCCAACCGGAAATTGTATCGCCACCGAATCCCCGAACGTGAAACACGTCCTCGCCTCGAATTTTAATCTGCTCCGTGCCAATGTAGGTAATGTACCAAAGCTGGTCGCCAACGAGCCGAATCATCGTTTGCTGGCTGTCTAGCATAATCAACGCATCGGGCCGCCCGTTGACTCTGTCAATTGCTGCGAAGGAATTGCCGTGCAGAATGGCAATTGCTGTCATCGCCCGGCGAAACGTGTAGGCGTGTACCCATCGATTAGCCTTTTTCTCCATGAGAAACTGTGCCGGATGCCGCATGTCGACTTTTTTGCCGCCGTCTCTTTGACGACGAAAGCAGTCGAATGGCAAACCGGCCACGCTCGAGCTAATCAGGTTGATGGCTCGCCACAGTGGCGGGTAGCCGAGTGCGGTCTTTGCGTTGACCATCACGCCTGCAGACGACTTGCCGCCGCTGGCAAAGCTCATCGGATGCCACAGGTGATCTTCGCTGCGGTTTGAAACCGGCGTTGCATTGATAACGAATTCAGAAACGCCGTATTCCATAAGCACCTCAGAACAAAATGACGCCGGACCCTGCTTTTTTATATGCCGACGATTCGGGGTTCTCCGTGATGTATAAAGCCAACGCCATGCCGAGAGCGGTCATGCCGTCAATCTTATCACCCGACTTGCCTTTGTGAAACTTTAGATTGCCGTTGCTGTCTTCTAATCCTGCAGCATTTGATGCCATCCACCGCAGTACCTTGTTGCCATCGTGCTTAAATCGGCCTGAACCAAGCATCGACAAGAGTTGTTTGATCGGTTCGTTGTACGTTGCTGTGCCTTGCACCATTTTGATTAGAACATCATCCGGCAAACCGAGTTCCTTCATTCGTTGCGTTGGGCCTGCTGCATTCCACGGATCAAAGCCTATACGACGCAAATCGAACGGAGCAGAAATCTCCATGATACGCTCTGCAACACGCATCACGTCGACTTCGTTTCCCTCCGTCACTTCAATATATCCTGCGTCCGCAAACGACCGAATGACTCGCTGATCCTGTGCAGCTCGCTTGCTGATGTTTTCTTCAGGAATCCAAAAGTAAGGAAAAATGTCGACGCCATCGGAGCGAGGAAACAGCAATACAAATGCCGTCACGTCTCGAGTAGATGACAGATCCAGCCCGCCAAAACACACTCTCCCGTCAAAATCTTTGATGTCCAAATCACCTTGGCACTTGTCCCACTGCTGCATTGGAATCAGTCTGCTTTCTTGTTCGGTCCACTGATTCAAATGAAGTCGTCGAAAACTGTTTTCCAGCCCCGGAATCTCCTGAGCCTGCTTACACTCCGCCCGCAAATAGTCGCGATTCAGCGACACATCCAAGCATGGGTTTGCTTTCTCCCACGTCTTTTCATCGGTCCAGTCGTCCTCCGGCTCAGCACCAAACAACAGCGGGTAAAAACTGTCGTCGTTTATGTTCCCGTTCAGAATGTTTCGTGAGTACTCGTGCTGCTCCCAGCAAACGCTCGTCTTGTCATGTCCGGCCGTTGTAATGGCAATGAAAACTGGCTGTGACCTTGCCCCAAACCCTGTGTGAAATGCTTCCCACATTTCCCGGTCACGTTGCAAGTGCAGCTCGTCAAATACTACGCAATGAGGATTGCTCCCGTGAACCGCTCCAGCTTCTGCTGAGCACGCCTGAAAATATCCGTCTGCAGTGACAATGCGTTTTTTTGATTTGATCAGCTCGCAACGCCCAGCAAGTTTTGGATTATTCATCACCATGCCCGCTGCGATTTCATACACAAGTCCAGCCTGATCTCGTGTTGTCGCTGCCGAATAGACCTCCTTTCCGTTTTCTTTGTCGACCAAAAGCATGTAAAGCAGAATGCCTGCAGCCAGTGTCGTTTTTCCGTTCTTTCGGGGAATCTCGCAATACGTCGTGCGATACTTTCGAAGTCCTGTTTTCTTGCTTTTCCATGCCAGCAAATTGCGAACGTAATTGTCTTGCCAAGGCTCCAGAATGAACGGTTTAGGCTTTCCGCTTCCGCCCTTTGGATGAGTCAACATCGCGCTAAAAAACCGACTGACCTTAAACGCTTCGTTCTCATCAAAGTAATACTCATCCGAAGAAGAGTTTTTCATCTGGGTCAACCTCTAGTTTCTCCTTCACGGCCAGTCGTGTTCTTGATGTTGGTGTCATTCCAAACGCCGAAAGCAACTTAATCATCTGATTCGCTAAGTCCCGAGCAGCCTTGCTTGCGGGATGCTCGGTAATCACTCCGGTCTTTGCACTCACCTGCCAGCGTCCGTCTTTTTTTACCTGTCGCTCAAAATCATGATGCTGTTGATACGCATGACAGTAACGAAGAATCGCAGCCCGCTCTGCCAGGGAAATGACCCCCAGCATTTCGAGCTCGGAACAAATCCGCTTCCATTCGTTCCGGCCAACGACGCCCAACTGCTCCGGGCATGTTGGGCAATCGACTGACGGCACAGGCTCCTGCTTGTTCCTCCTCTGTGGATCTTTGTCGAAATCGCCATGAAGAATCTTCAGGGCTGTTGGTTTTCTTGGTCTAGCCATGCCTCAAAGCCAATTCGTTTTGCGGAAAAACACGCGCGGGAAAAGGGCGTTCCCTCCTCT